GTCAAAAAATTCAATAAACCCTTTGATTCTTTTGAGGCTTCTTTCATATTTTTGGCTGACTCACCAGTATCTTTTTTAATATCTTGTATAGCCTTTACAAGTTTATCAATAAATTCATCATCAGCCAAAGTTTACACCATCCTTGCTACTAATATTAGGAGAAGAAGATGTATTTTTTGTGGCCTTGTCTAGCATTTCTGCTTCGTATGTTTTAATTTCAGTGAATATAGTCATCAAATCAGTAACTAAACTAATAGGATAGTTACTCAACTCATGTGGGGGAATATTCAATTCTTTCGCTAAAGTATACATAACTAACCTCGAAGCAATTTGTGGATTATCTACTTTTCCTGTTCTTATTGCTCGTCGGTAGGCACTTTTAAATCCTCATCCACCTCGTTAAATCCAAAGGGATTTGGTAAAATCTCCTTGATTTGCGAGCCGATATAGGGATTAAGACCTAATACATCCATAGCACTAAGAGCAGGTTCAGTTTTCTCCACAAATGCATCCCAAAGGTAACGGTATACTTCCGCCATATCTAGGTTCACTTCTTGAGAACCAGCATTGAAGTCGAATAACTTCATTTGCGCCTGTTCTAATTGCAGGAACGTTGGTTCCTTAATCCAAATTTTTAGGTACTCTTCGCTACCGGGAGCGATTCTAACATAATGCTCTGTTGCTTGTCGTGAAACTAGCAACTTGCTTTTATCTGTGGCTATTGTGTAACTCATAGTTGTCACTAACCTTAGCAATACGCCCTTTATTAATAAACCTTATGCAGTTATCCTTGAAGAACCCAAGAGGTTTTAGTAGATATCTCGGTTCCCTTACGGATAGGCATAATAGTAAATGATACTTCAAGCGGCCCTCGGTCATCTGACGGTCCGGGGAAACTAGCAACAGAAATCATATAATCATCGAATTGAAGTTTAATATTTTCTCCGGTTGCTTTGGTTAGAAGTAACTGAATATTAGCATTACTCATAGCACTACGGAAGGAATCCTCATTTCTAAGTTCTGCAAATAGCCTTCGGTCTGTTAGTTGAGCAGTCATATTAATAGTATATGTCCTTTGTCCGGGTAGTGCGCTTTGTATTTTCTTATTGTGTTGGCCGATAAAGCGTTTATCAATTAGAGTGTTTTCTATGGCTAAATCGAAAGTAGTAACACGCATAAATTCACTACCGAATAAACTAATAGTTCCATCGCTAAAGTAATATGGAGTTAAGAACTCTTGCTTAGATGCAGTAGCCGCTCCAGTATTCTGTCCGAAGTTGTTAAGAACTCTAGGTAAGTTAGAACCCTTAGTGATATTATTTGTAGCATCATAGGCCCTTCCAACATATCCTGTAGGACAATCAAAGACGGTTTTAACATTAAATGACATGTTAGCGGTAACTGCAGATTCCGCAGAAGCAGTTAAAGTCAATGAACCCATTGTTGCTCCCGGATGTATTTCTGCATATACGTTATCTTTCGTATCAAAAGTAGTTGCATCTTGTCTTGCAGTTGTTCCTCGGTCAACCATTGGTATAGAGTCAACATTTGAACCCTTTTCTGCTACTAACTCAAAAGCGAAAGAAGGTAATGTATTATCATTTCTTTCTGTAAAAGTATATGTGAAACCGTCATCCATTAAACCGTCTGTACCAACAGTAGGTTCTGTGATTTCTTTTGCAGCAGTTCCCGGTAATAGTGGTGGGCAAATAGAATTTGAACCCTTTAATACTCTATGGAAAAACGGACCACTAGAATTACCCGCAACTGCGGCAGTAGAACCGTTAGTAGCAACCAATGTTTTGTGTTCACTAGTAGGACTACCTATATCAAACGGGTCTGTAAGATAACCACCTGTTACGGATGGGAATGTTAAAGCAGTAGAACCTAAAGCATAATGAAGCCATGTTCCGTGATTTAATGTAACATCTAAAGTTGCCCCTGCTGGAGTTTCCATACCTTTGTATTGATATGTTACGTTTCTAGTTCCACCAATAGCCATCATTTTTTGTTCTGTCATTACATCTGGTGTAGATGGAGTAGCAGAATCTACTAACCCCAACCAGTTATCTGAAAGAATTCTTGCACTTACTCTAGCAATAGAAGTTAAGCCCGCTGCTAAAGCATTAGAAGCAGGTCTACCCCAATATAATTCATGCCCTGCACCAAAACTCTGTGAGCCTGCTTGAGCAAATGTAACTGTTGTACCATCGGAACTAAGTTCTATTACGATACCAATAACTGCTGCATTTGTTCTAGTATTTAAATCACCTGAAATAAAATCACCTGCTGTTAAAATTCCGGTCATAGATGTAGGCATAACTACTGTACCAATACTATTTGTAGCACTTGAAGCACCCGAAACTGTACCTAAAGCATCAGATAAAAAGTGAACTGTATCATCTGTGGAATTACCATCATGTGCATCCCTTGATGATAATGCAGTATTATTAGCAGAATAACCCCAGACCTTACCGACATTAACACCGTTTGCTGTATCATAAACTAATTCATCAACTGCTAATTTAGTTAAATCTGTACCTGATGTAGCAGTTACTTCTTCAATACCCGTTGTAAATGAAGCAACGGCAGCAACTGTTTCTAAACTAATAGGAGCAGGCACTACTGCACCATGTTGTTGTAAACAAATATATCCTCTTTGACGCGAGGCAGAAACAGCGCCATCTATATCAGCAAATAGTGATGGAAAATCATTTAAATTACCAGCAAAGTAAATAGCATCTGCATCATTACCTGCTACCATAGCAGTAAATTCTAATGCGTAAGAATCTCCAGAAGCATTTTTAGTATAAAATTCCGCTGTACAACCAGTATACAAATCAGGAACTAAATGGTAATAATCTGTAAAATGTTTTACAGCGTTACTGCCTTCTCCATGCGCGTCATCAATTACTACGCTTGTTCCATCCAAAGCATAACCTAAACTATACTTAATTAAGTGTTCTTTATTTGTGTTTTCTCTACCTAATGTTGGGCCATACGGCATATATCCTAAAAACAGTTTTGCTTCAGGGGCCATAGTCATTGTTAGACCGGAACCCATCCATACTTCTGATGTTGACATTTTACTTACCTACTTTTTGTTAACATGTGACGCCTTGTGCTAATCTTCTCATTGTTATATTTACTTTATATCCGAATAATTTATTTCTCTTGTCGTTACTTTCTGTTCTTCCGCCTAGCATTAAGTGGTTAATATTCTGATACAACAAGCCATTTTTGATATAGCCCTTACGCCTTAATTCGATTATATACCTAACTATAATATAAAGGCTTCGGATTCTGTCTATGCCAAATGTACCCGTATTAGGTGAAACCTTACTTCCATTAGTTAGTGTTCTATCATCCTGTCTTGTGCGAATCCATATTTCCATTTCATGAATTTCGTCACGGGAATCCCAAAATACCGTAGGGTAATTTACAGTTTGAGAACTTTGAGAAACAATAAGTAAATCATTAGAATAAATAGGTTCGGGAGTTCCAGCAGTTCTATCTCCTGTTTCTACCTTACTAGTGTTAATCCTATTACCACCACGGGCGCGACCTTGAGCATC